AATTTAATAATACGTATGATGAATTAGTAGAGGATATTAGGTATTCTTCTAGTAAAGCAACATCTATGAAAGGCAAAACAGTATTAAGAAATCAATTAAATGAGCAAGCGGAAAGTTATTTTGATAAATTAAAACAAGGATTAGGATTTGAAGGCCCACCAGAAGTAAATGAAAAAATACGTGATGATGGAAGTACTGAGCCATTTACACCTAAAGTTGATAAACCCGATTCTGACGATCCACCACCATCTACTGTGCCTACACCAAGTGGCGGGGGTGATAATAATAATGATGATGATGGGCCTGGATTTGCACCAGTAGCTACACAAGAACAAATATCACAGGCGCAAGAACAAGCAACAAGTTCTGCAATAGCAAGTGGAGCTACACAAGAAGAAGCAGAGCAAGCAGGTGCAATTGCAGGTGGTCAAATGGGAGGTAAAGGATATGTAGGAGGCTATGGATTTAAAAAAGGTGGACTAGCCTCTCGTAGAAAATAACAATCACCTTATATGCTGGCTACTCATCCCCCTACCAACACTAGGCTACGGTGGCCCCAGAAAGAAAGAACTATAATGAATACTACTAATACATCAGGAGAAGTAACCACTCCCAAAAAGGTTGCATTTGTAGATAGGAAAAGTGCTAACTCAAATCGCATTGATCAAGATGAAAAAGAGTTAAAGCAACTACTTGCAGATAAAGAAGATGCAACAGAAACTCAAGTACAAGAAGCTGAACCTATTAATGCAGAAGAAAAAAGTTTTAAGAAACGTTACGGTGATCTTAGACGACACATGCAAGATAAAGAAAAGTCTTGGGAAGATAAGTTTAGTCAACTAGAAGCACAGTTAAAAGACGTTACACGTAAAGAGATTAAGCTACCTAAGTCTGATGAAGACATTGATGCATGGGCAGCACAATACCCTGACGTAGCAGCTATTGTAGAAACAATTGCAATTAAGAAAGCTCGTGAGCAGTCAGAAGGTTTAGAGAGCCGTGTAAAAGAAATTGATGAAATGCGAGCTACAGCATCTCGTGAGAAAGCAGAAGTAGAACTACTAAAAGTTCATCCTGACTTTGGTGAGATACGAGATAGTGATGACTTTCATAATTGGGCAGAAGAACAACCTAAGTGGGTTCAAGATGCTCTATACGAAAATGATACAGATGCTCGTTCTGCAAGTCGTGCAATTGATTTGTACAAAGCAGACATGAATATTAGCACAAAGAAACCTGCAAGCAATAAAGATGCTGCACGTTCTGTTAATCGTACTGGTCGTAATGCACCTGATACAGGTAGCAAAGATGGTACATTTAGTGAATCGCAAGTTGCCAGTATGACAACTAATCAATACGAAAAAGCTTCCGATGCGATTATGGAAGCAATAAGAACTGGAAAATTTATTTATGATATGTCTGGTTCTGCACGATAAAATACTGTTGACAAATAAAATTAATACAGTATAACTATAGGTATAATCATTATTAGCCACCCATTGGGTCTACCTAATAATAAACTACCAAATACAAAACTAAACAATACGTAAGACTTACCTGTTCAAGTATAGGCCCATAACGTTATTGGTAGGCCAACTAATAACAATATGCACCCTAGAAAACGTACAGCCTCTATGTGATAATGTTTAGCTTATAAGCAAGCCTAAACTTTATAGGAGGATATAATGGCTTTTACAACCGCAACAGGTTATGGGAATTTACCCAATGGTAATTTTAGTCCTGTAATCTACTCCAAGCAGGTACAACTTGCGTTTCGCAAGTCTACTGTAGTAGGAGATATTACTAACTCTGATTATTTCGGAGAGATCAGTGGTCAAGGCGATACCGTTAAGATCATTAAAGAACCTGAGATTTCAGTCTCGGAATATGCGCGTGGCACAAATGTTACAGCACAAGATTTGCAAGATGAAGACTTTTCATTAGTTATTGACAAGGCCAATTACTATGCCTTTAAAATGGACGATATTGAAGAGGCGCATAGCCATGTTAATTTTATGGATCTTGCAAGTAATCGTGCAGCGTATCGTTTGTCTGATCAGTATGACCAAGAAGTTCTTGGATATATGTCTGGTTATGCACAAAGTTCTCTGCATAGTAAAGCAAGTGCTCTTAACACAACTGTTAATGGTACTAAAGCTGTATCTACTGCAGGTTCAAACGAACTGCTTTCTTCAATGCAGCTTCATAAAGGTGACTTCGGTAACATTACGACAACATCTGCTGGTACTCATTCGATTCCAGTAACTGCTCGTATGCCTGGAGCTACATCACTACCTACAGCAACTGTTTCCCCTGCGATGATTGTTTCACGCATGAAACGTTTGCTTGACCAACAGCAAGTTGATTCACAAAATCGTTGGCTTGTAGTTGATCCAGTGTTTATGGAAATTCTTGCCGATGAAGATTCACGTTTTATGAACGCTGATTTTGGTGAGTCAGGTGGACTACGTAATGGTCTAACTATTAATAACTTCCACGGTTTCCGTGTCTATACATCTTCCAATCTACCTGCCCTTGGCACTGGACCTGGAACATCAGGCACAGCTAATCAATTAACAAACCTTGGTGTTATTGTTGCTGGACATGATTCTGCTGTTGCAACTGCGGAGCAAATCAATAAGACAGAAACATATCGTGATCAAGACAGCTTTGCTGACATTGTTCGTGGTATGCATCTATACGGCAGAAAGATACTTCGTCCAGAAGCTATCGTTACTGCTCGTTATAACGCAGCATAAGGGAGGATATAACTTATGGCTACTTTTGATATGACTCTCGCATCTACTGCTGGTGTTGGCGCAGACGTTCTTCCTGTTCACACTAATGTAGGTAACACAGTACGCACTCTTGAAGCAATCTTAGATATTGATGCTATGATTACTGCAGGAGCTACGCTTGCTAATGGTGACATCTTTCAACTACTAGAAGTACCTGCTGAATCCTTTGTGATTGCTGCTGGTGCTGAAATTATGAAGTCTTTTACTGCAAGTTGTACTTGTAATATTGACTTTGGTGGTGGTGATGACATCATTGATGGTGCGGCACTTGATGCTGCTGCAGGTACATACCTTGCAAAAGGTTCTAATGGTGAAGCTAACCTTGTTAATACAGGTGCGGCTTCTACATATGCTGCAGAAGCTCTAGCTCTTGTTGGTGCTGCAGATACCATTGATGTAACAATTGCTGGTGCTGATCCTGCAACTGGACGCTTACGTGTCTATTGTGTAGTGGTTGACGTTTCTGCCGCAATGACAGAAGCTGCAGTTGCTCAACGTGACTTAATTTAAAATAACTTTAGGGGCTGGTATTGCACTGGCCCCTTTAGCTTATCTAAAGGAAACCTAATGGCACTTACATTTTTATCATTAACTAATGATGTTATAACAAGAATGAATGAAGTATCTCTTACCTCTAGTGATTTTGCAAATGCTAGGGGAGTACAAGTGCAATGTAAAAATGCTGTTAACGAAGCTATTAGATATATTAATCAAAGAGAGTTTGGTTATTCTTTTAATCATGCTACTAATAGTTCTACGCTTACTGCTGGTGTAGCACGATACTCTTTACCTACAAGTACAAAGTCTGTAGATTATAGTACAGCTAGAATTAAAAAAGATACAGATGTAAACGCATCTGGTAACAATTTAAAAACATTAAATTATAATGAGTACATTCAAAAAGAATATGCTACACAAGAAGATGAAGTTGTATCTACAACACTTAATGGTTCTCATTCTAGTTCTGTAGCAACCTTAACGTTAACGTCTACTACAGGACTTGATACATCTGGTACTGTACACATTGGCGGTGAACAAGTTACCTATACAGGTATATTAGGTAATGATATTACAGGGTGCACTCGTGGTGCTAATAGTACTACTGCAGCTACACATAGTAGTGGAGTAACTGTAACACAGTTTGAAAATGGTGGGATACCACAGTTTATAGTACGTTCACCCGATAATAATTATTTATTGTATCCTTTACCTGATAAACAATACACATTAGTTTTTGATTATTTTACATTTCCTAGTGACTTAGATGCACATGGAGATACTACTACTATACCCGAAAGATTTGCTCCTGTAATTGTAGATGGTGCTTCTGCTTTTGTATATCAATATCGTGGAGAAGGACAGCAATATCAAATAACGTTTGATAGATTCCAACAAGGAATTAAAAATATGCAAAGTCTTCTTATTAATAAATATGAATATGTTAGATCTACTTATATTGAAAGATCAACAGGCTATGGTAATACTTTGATGGGAACTATTTCTTAATGCCTGATAATGCTCAATTACAACCTGTTGCATTTAATTGTCAAGGTGGATTAGTCCTTAATCGTTCTAGTTTCTTAATGGACCCAGGACAGGCATTACAATTAGAAAACTTTGAGCCTGATATTCAAGGTGGTTATAGACGAATAAATGGCTATACTAAATATGTTAATCAAGTAATACCTATTACCAATACTACTGCTGAAGAACCTTTAATGGTTGCTTCTTTTGATAATAAAGTATTAGCAGCTAGAGGTGAAAGGATATACTATTCTGCCTCTACACAGTTAGCTATTCGTATTGAATCAAGTACAAGTATGTCTGGTGCAGGTTCTTTAACTGTAGATTCTACTACAGGATTTTCTACTAGTGGTACAATTCAAATTGGTGATGAAAAGTTTACGTATACAGGAGTTACAGCAAATTCATTTACAGGTGTGACTAGAGCTACTTCAAGTACTACTGCTGCAGTACATGTTACTGATTCTTCTATATCACAAGATTGGACACAAATAGATACTGGCAGGACTAATGCTAAAAAATATCAATTTGAAAGATTTAATTTTGATGGTAATGAAAAAATTATTTTAGTAGATCAAGTTAACGCACCTGTAGTTTTTGATACTTCTTTGTCTGCTACAGATGTTTCTCCTTCTCAGGTAGGTTCAGGTAAAGTTACATCTCTTGGAGCAGATATTGCTTCAACTACAACTATGACAGGATCAGGTACTATTACAGTAAAAAGTACTACAGGTTTTATTAATCCTGATTCAGGTACTCAATCCGTATTAATTAATAGTGAAATATTTACATATACAGGACTTTCTTCTACTACTTTTACAGGTGTAACAAGGGCTACGGGCGGTACTACAGCAGCAGAACATAAAATAGCTGACTCTGTTTCTGATTTATTTCCACCTGCAGTTACGGGTGCTAAAATTGTTGTAGCGTATAAAGAACATATGTTTTATGCAGGAATGTCTAACACTCCACAAGAAATAGTTTTTAGTTTACCTTTTGATGAAGATAATTTTTCTGTAGCTCTTGGTGCAGGTAGTATTAATGTTGATGATACAATAGTTGCACTAAAAGTATTTAGAGATAGTTTATTTGTTTTTTGTGAAAATAGAATATTTAAATTAACAGGTACTAGCCAAGCTGATTTTACTATGACTGCTGTTACCAGACATATTGGATGTATTAATAGTTTTACTGTACAAGAATTTGCAGGTGATTTAATATTTCTTGGCCCCGATGGTTTACGTACTATTGCTGCTACAGAACGTATTGGCGATACAGAGCTAGGAACAATTAGTAAAAATATACAATCTATTTTTGATGAACAAATCAGTAGTTCAGTAGATTTTGATAGTGTAGTTATTCCTGACAAAACTCAATATAGAATATTTTTTAATAAGACAGGTCAGTCTGCTGCACTTTCCAGAGGAGTTACTTGTGTTTTAAAAAAAGAAGGTTTTGAGTTTTCAGAACTAAAAGGTTTTAAAACTACGTGTACAGATACTTTTGTAGAAACAGGTGATGTAATTGTTTTACATGGAGATATAAATGGTTTTGTACAAAGACAAGAAATAGGAAGTACCTTTGATGGAACAACTATAAAAGGTAAATATAGAGGACCAGACATGGTGTTTGGTGATTCTGGCATACGTAAACATATGCAAAAAGTTATTATTAACTATAGACCTGAAGGAAGTGTTGACGCTGATTTAATTGTACGATATGATAATGAAGATAAAAACTCAGCTAGGCCAGCAGTCTATCCTTTTTCTACAGTAAATTTATCTGCAGCATATGGAACAGCAGTTTATAGTACAACCTCTAGTACAACACAATTTATATATGGTGGAGGATCAGACCCTTTAGATAGAAAAGCTGTTGAAGGATCAGGTTTTTCTGTAATACTTAAAGTAGAAGATGATGGAGAAAGTAACCCATACTCCTTAAAAGGGTTTCAACTAGAATATCAATTAGGAGCTAGACGTTAAATGGGTGCTACATACACAAGACAATCAACTTACGCAGATGGAGATACCATTACTGCAGCACACACTAATGATGAATTTGATCAGCTATTAGCTGCATTTGCAGCAAGCACAGGACACACACATGACGGTACTACAGGTGAAGGTGGACCCATTAGTACAATGGCTGGTCACGCTTTAACGTTTGGTGCAGGTACTTCAGGTACGGATATTGTTATAACCTTTGATGGTGAAACAAATGACGGTGTTTTAAAATGGATGGAAGATGAAGATTACTTTGAATTTTCTGATGACATTCTTATTGCAACTTCAGAAAAAATACAGTTTCGTGATACTGCTATATATATTAATTCTAGTGCTGATGGTCAACTTGATCTTGTAGCGGATACAGAAATACAAATTGCTGCTACTACTATTGACATAAATGGTCTTGTTGATATATCAGGTAACTTGTCTGTGGGTGGTAACTTAGATGTTACAGGAACGTTTGACCTTAGTGACGCAAACTTTACTAATGCTGGTGACATACAATTAGATAGCATATCTGGTGATAGTGATACAAACACAAGTATAGCATTTAGTGGTTCAGATGTAATTACAATTACTACTGGCGGTGAAACACAGATTACATTTAACAACGGCTCTATACTTCCTACAACAGATAATGACGTAGATTTAGGTTCTAGTTCATTGGAATTTAAAGATATATACATAGATGGTACAGCGTACTTAGATGCTATTAATTTTAATGGTACAGCTATTTCAGCAACTGCTGCTGAACTTAATATTATGGATGGCGTAACTAGTACTGCTGCTGAATTAAACATTTTAGATGGTGTAACAGCTACTGCAGCAGAGTTAAATATTCTTGATGTAAGTAATACTACTATAGGAGATTTATCAGAAATTAGTACAGTAGCCAACGATGATGTATTTCTTGCTGTTGATACTTCTGGTGGTGGCCTTAAAAAAATAACAAGGTCAAATATAGTTTCAGGACTTGCTACATCTTCTGCTTTATCTAATGTAGTAGAAGACACCTCACCACAGCTAGGTGGTAACTTAGATACAAATTCTAATAACATACTTATTGACGATGCACATTTTATTGGTGATGAAAATGGTAATGAACAGATAGTTTTTCAAACTACTAGCTCTGCAGTCAATCAAATAGAAGTTACTAATGCCGCTAGTGGTAGTGGTGTACAGATTGCTTCTACTGGTGGTGATACTAATATTGATTTAAAATTATTACCTAAAGGCTCTGGTCAAGTAGTTATTGATGGTAATGTAGGAATAGAGTCAGGATTAATTGATTTAAAGAATGCAGGTGCACAATCACAAATTAAATTTTATTGTGAGTCTAGTAATGCCCATGCACAAATACTTCAAGGAGCACCGCACTCTGAAGCGGCTTCAAACACTTTAACACTCCCAAGCACAGGCGGTAATGTTAATTTAGTTTCAACAGCTTCTACAGATACACTAACTAATAAAACACTTACTGCACCTAAGATAGCTGATGGTGGATTTCTAGCTGATGCTAATGGTAATGAACTTGTAGTATTTCAAACTACTAGTTCTGCTGTAAATCAATTAGAGATAACGAATAATGCTAGTGGTAGTAATCCTATACTTGCAGCTACAGGCGGCGATACTAATATAGGTATTGCACTTACGCCTAAAGGTACAGGCGAGATTGTAATAGGTGCAGGTAATTTAAACTATGGTGGTACTGCAGTTACTGCTACTGGTGCTGAGTTAAATATAATGGATGGTGGTACTTCTGCTACATCAACTACAGTAGTAGATGCAGATCGAGTTGTTATGAATGACAATGGTACTATGGTTCAAGTAGCTGTAACAGACCTTGCTGCATACTTTGATGATGAAATAACTGCAATGCCTAATCTTATAACTACTGCAGCTACTACGGTAGGGGCTTTAGACAGCGGTAGTATTACATCTGGGTTTGGTACAATAAACATTGGATCGTCTGCTTTTACTACAACAGGAACAGTAAACTTTGGTAGTTTATCAGATGGTACAGTTACCGTTACAGCATTTGCTGATGAAGACGATATGTCAAGTGACTCAGCTACACTAGTACCTACACAACAAAGTGTAAAAGCTTACGCAGATACTAAAGCATCAACAGGTAAAGCTATTGCTATGGCAATAGTGTTTGGCTAAGTAGCTGATTACAAAGGAGAAATAAATGTCAGCCCCAAATATAGTAAACGTAGCAACGATTACAGGAAAAACAGCACAAGTTGCAGTTGGGACAAGTGCTACACAAATATTAGAAAATCCTGCCAGTAGTGGCAAAGTTTTTAAAGTTAATGTGCTTATGATCACAAACATTGATGGTACTAATGCCGCCGATATAACAGTTAATCTTTACCCACAGGATGATGTTGGTGGAACAGGTGTTGCGATTGCTAGTACAATTTCAGTACCTGCAGATGCTGTTCTTGTTTTGATAGAAAAGAATACATCACTATATTTAGAGGAAGATAAATCTCTAGGTGGTATTGCTTCTGCTGCAGGTGATCTTATAGCTACAATAAGCTACGAAGAAATTTCTTAAAGGATAACTAGATGTCTAATGGCAGAGGCGGTTTTATTGGTACTGATGGATTAGATGCACCTGATCCACCCACAGGTGTTACTGCTGCAGGTGGTGATACTTTAGCTACTATTTCTTTTACTGCTCCTACTGATGTAGGTACATCTGCTATTACAGGTTTTGTAGCAACAACAGATGCTGGTGATGGTGGCACAGGCACGTCATCACCTATTACTATAAGCAGTTTAACTAATGGCACAGCATACACAGCTAGAGTTTATGCCATCAATGCTTACGGCACATCTTCTGCTAGTGATGCTTCTTCTAGTTTTACTCCATCTGTAGCTAAAGCTTATTTTTTAGGTGGCTCAGATGGTTCAAATAGAACAAATGTTATTTCTTATATAAACATGACAACTACGGGTATGGATAGTATTGATTTTGGGGATTTAGCGGTAGAACAATCAAATACTACTGCCTGTTCATCAAATACTCGTGGTCTTGTTGGTGGTGGATTGTCGAACAGTGGTACAGTAAATACGATCCAATATATAACTATGACTACATCTGGTTCTGGGCAAGACTTTGGTGATTTAAGTGTAGCAGGTTACGATCTTTCAGCAACCTCTAACTCAACTAGAGGCATTTGGGGTGGGCGTTGGACAGGTTCTTTTAATGATACTATGGATTATGTTACTATAGCTTCAACAGGTAATGCTTCTGACTTTGGTAATTTAGCACAAGGTGTATATTCTCAAGGTGCTACTTCAAGTACCACAAGGGCTGTATTTGCAGGTGGCTATTATACTCCATCTCACGGCAGAGATGATACAATACAATATGTTACTATAGCTTCAACTGGTAATTCTACGGACTTTGGTAATTTAACAGTAGCTAGAGGTGCTCCTGCAGGAGCTTCTTCTAATACTAGAGCTATTTTTTGTGGTGGTTTTGGAAGTAGTGTTACAAATATCATTGATTATATTACTATAGCTTCAACTGGTAATGCTACAGACTTTGGTGATACTCAAGATACGCATCAAGCAAAAGCAGGTACTTCTAATAAAATATTAGGTTTTATTGCTGGTGGTTCAAATGGTGAAACTGACAGAATTGAAAGAATTACAATAGCTTCTACAGGTAATTCTGTTGATTTTGGTAACTTAACAGGTCACGTTTTAACAGTAGGGGGATGTTCTACTGCCCACGGAGGACTAGCCTAATGCCCAACTATAATGGCGTATGGAGCCTCTCAACACAGTATCAGTATGCAGCAGATTGGCCTAGTCCTCCGTTAAATATAGGTTTATTCGCTGGGGGCATAAACGGTGCTTCCCGCACAAACACTATAGATCAAATCACAATTATCACCACAGGTAACGCTGTTGATTTTGGAGACTTATTGGCAGGCACAAGTTTACTTGCTGGTGTATCGTCTTCTACAAGAGCTGTTTTTGCGGGCGGCAGTCAAGGCTCTCCTAATGAAATTAATGTAATACAATATGTAGCATTAGCGGCTTCAGGAAACACTGTTGATTTTGGT